GGCCCCATCATTGATATTGATATCATTCTGTAGTTCGTGAATAGTCTCAGCCAAGCCCTCAAGGTGATAAAGGAGACCATCGTGTTCTTCATCAAAGGTCTCGTTAGATTTCTCAGAATGTATTAGTCTGAAGTAGTCCCAAAGTTCACCCTCGACCTTTTCAATTCTTTTAAGTAGATTTTCACTCATATGTTTTACTTTATTTGTTTGACACAAAGTAAGGGATTATCTGAACATCAAGTTGTTAAAGAGGTGTTAAAGTTTTAGCAAAGTACGCCGAGCCATCTCCTTAGCTTGGATGCGTAGCTTTGTGTTAGTCCTATCGATAGGGTCGGCCCCTATTAGGGCCTCCTTCATCAACCTAATGTCCCGCTCTAAAATCTTAAGGCGAACCCTCTTACCTAGGTCACTAATAAAGTTTTGTACCAGCAACTCAGAGGCCTTATCCTCAGCACCGATGTGCCACCTATACATCTCAGCGTAACTCTCAAGGGGCTCAACCTTCCAATCATAAATCCAAAAGAGGTGCTCCCTATATTGAACGACCCACTCGTAGTTCATCTTGTCATCCTCATACTCGTATGTAGGCTTGCCGAAGGCAATCTCTAGATCCGAATAAAACTGGTACGAATACCCCCGTAAGCAACCCTTATCTCTTAGGCCGTCTGCTCTTTTCTTTGATAGTTTTCTCATATTTTTTGCTGTCTCTTTTTGTATGCTGTTTTTACCTCCTCCTTGTGCTCGTCGCTTAAGTACTTATGGTCATCCATAAACTGCACCAGTCCATCATTATCGTAGGTGCCATCATCAATGTCCTCTAAGAGCCTCTCGACGTGGAAACTAGAGCAACCCTCTTTGTAGTCCCATTCGCTCCAGCTGTCGTACCTAACGCAGTCGGTGACTAAGCCATTCTTATAGTACTCTATACCAGCGAAGTCCATCCCAGGCTCGTCATACTCAAGCCTAATAGTGCAGTCATAAGCCTTGGTTAATACCTCAGCGATACCAGTAGGCGGTGCCCACGCGGAGTCACCCCTTACTACCAACTTATTTATATCTGCATAAACCACGATTTCTAATTCCCACCACTTGGTGCCGTACTTGTAAAAATCATCGTAACTCATCTCAGCAAGTGAGTCTTGAACCTTATCATCACTTATAGAGTCGCCCCAGTAGGTGAAACAATCAAAGTTGTCGTAAGAGTTAAAGAAGTCTGTAATCTTTTTTCGGTCATCCCCATTCTGAACAGAGATTTCCATATAGTTGAAACAATTATTTGCCATAGTGTAAAAGTATATTTTCTGTTAATGCAAAAGTGTTAATGGTCTGTTAAATTAAAATGTACTGGTATTGCGAACTGCTTTGAGAGTGCCTCCCTTACCTCGGCAATATCAATACCCCACCTCGAGGACATAGCCTCAAAGTCAACGCTGTTGCATTCAATAAAGAGCCAAGCTATCTTAGGCCCCTCTAACTTACACTCAAACCTAGTGTTGATGTGTTCAAAGTCTCCGTCGAACTCCCCCATCTCTAAGACGGTTTGGTCCCCAATCATTGTGTGTTGTACAAATGTTCTCATATTACGTTCTCTATTATTTCTATATCTTTTTCTCCTAAATCTAAGCATGTCACGGAATACCTAAAAGGGTAGAGTAGGTTGCATATATTTTGTATCGCATCCTCGTCGTAGTAATTCATTGTTTACAACCAGCCCTTGCCGAACAATGCCTCACCTACTGCCTCCAACTTATGCTCCCCCATAAAGTCCCCAACGCTAGAGTAGTAACCCTCGAAACTAAGCCCGTTTTTCCATTCTTTTTTTCGCTGGTCTAAGCGATACTCTATCTCATCTAAGGCCGTTATGTAACCTTTTTTATAATAGTCAACCGCTTTCTTGTCAGCGGAACCCCAGCGCCCAAATTTCGAGCACTCAGTTTTCTTTCTTAGTTTTTCTAAAATCTCTCTTGTAAATGTGTATGCCATATTTTCTAATTTGATACCACAAAGCTATGGTAAGAAGACATACCAAAATGTTAAGGAAATCACAAAGTTTTTGGAAGGGGGAGTAGGTACCAAATTACCACATTACCAAGTTGCCACATTGCCAAGTTGTCATCCCCAAATAAAAAGGGCCTAATAAAAAACTAAAGTATAGCGTAGCGACCTAAGGAGCGTCCTTGAACTAGGTGCTGTAGTGCGTAGCGACACGCATCAAGGTAGTGGTCGTAGCCGTTCTCTAATGGCTTAGCATTACGCTGTTGCCAAATGTAGTTGTTGAGCTCCCTAATTATTCCGTGGCTACCTCGGTCAACTATTATTTCATAGTCCTGCATTAAGGCAATCCCACTTAAGATACTACCTTTCTTTTTAATGGTGGGCCTGATGTTGAGGTCGTGGTTGTCCTTTAACTCCTGTAATAAACGCGGCTCACTGTTGTCACAAATGATTAGATCAAGACCGCAGAACTGTTTGTTGCGTCGCCCTATCTCAGTGGTGCTTAGGCCCTCCTTACCATAGCACTCTTGTACCCACATTTTTTTTTGGTCCGCATCTACGGATATCTTAACTAAAGTTGTTAAATCCTTAGAGAATCCAAAATCCTGACCATAGCACATTATGTCGGTCTCCTGAAAATCATCCACCCTCCAGTTCTTGTAGATGGTACCCTCACTCTTAGATATCCAGGAGCCTAGTATTGTGTGTAAATACTTGTCGGGCCTCTTCTTTTTCATGTCCTCCACCTGCGCTAAAAAAGAGTCAGCCAAGTTCTCCTTGTTGTCGCGGTAGTCCGTGTGAATGTAAGTGACGTTGTTGACGTCACCATTGAATCCCTCAGGGACACCCTCCGACTGAAACCAGCGCTTAAATATCCAGTGCTCCTTTGAGGCGGGGTTCAGTATTAAAACGACCCTATTCTGCCTATCCTTACCCCTAATTGAAAAGTCTATCTTCATGAACGTATCCTCGTCAACCAACTCCTCAGCCTCCTCCACTACTAAAGTGGTCACCCCTGATAAAGATTTTAGTGCCGCGGTCTGATTACCGCTCGAGGTCCTGATACCCTTGAAGATAATACTGCTCTTGGTTGTAAGGTTTATGATTTCGTCCTTCGTTATCCTGAAGTCGCTGTGCACATCCATTAGGTCTATCTTCTCAATAAACTCAGGGATAATAGAGGTGTGCGCTGACATCATGGTATACCTAGTGAAGAGGACCTTGTGGCCCTCCTCGTAGGTCAGTAGTAGGAGCCATACTGAGACGGAGAAACTTTTACCTGAGCCACGCCCACCAGTAATTAAAAAGTACCTAGACTTACTATGAAAAAGGTTCTGATATTTAGGGTGTAGCTGTATCTGTTCCATCCTCCTCGTGCTCAATGTCAATCACTGGCTCCTCAGGGTTTGTGTTTATGAAGTTTATTATTGGTGCTTGTTTCTTCTTCGGGCCCTCCTCCTTATGGTACTCATCGGGGTTGCCGATAGTGTAACGTAAGAACTCTTTAAAAGCATTAAAGTTACCATCCTTACCCTGCTGGGCTAACTCGACCAGCATCTGCTCAATACCACCAAAGACTTGTTTAGCGGCACGCTCAGCGTACTGGGGTATCTGTTTCTTTTTTGCCTCATTGATCCGAGCTGGCTTGCTCGTTACTGGCCCGTGCAAAGAAACCTTCGAGGGTAGCCGCTTGTTGTTCTTGCGACCATCCGTGTCTCGTATTTCCTCAGATTTCTTTCTTGCCATAGTTTCTTTTGTATAGTTCTCGGTACGCCTCAAAGACGACGTCCTGTATATTCTTTACCGTGTACTTGTAGTCAGACTCATTAGTGTTATCACCCTGCTTAACTACCACCCTCAACATTGTTGGCTGTTTCGGATTAGGCTCCATAAAAACATAGATACCTCTCTTGAAACACCAACTCATTTCCTTCATAGGGTTTTCGGTCTTACATGTGTTTATAGTAAGGTTAGACTTTCTCCTTCTCACATAAGTATACCCTACTCTTTATTGCCCTAACAAAGATGTCTAGCTTGTAGTACACCTCATCCTTCTCAGCATCATCTAACTGCTCGACTAACCTTAAGAATCTATTTTCTTGAATCATTGTTGCCAGCTTGTGCGTCAGCTCCACGTTCTGCTGGTACAAACTGTTGTTCTCAACGATATACTCAGCGATAGACTTCTTGTCGCTCCTGGGCGATAGGCTGTACCTCAAGGACTCCGCTAATAAATTAAAACGCTCATGCTCTAGTGCATGAGGCATCACCTTCTTTAGTGCGTGAAGCACGGTCGCGTGGTCCCTATTAAGGGACTTCCCTAATTCAGCGAATGACATCTTAGGGTAAACCTCCCTGCCTATCTTAAAATAAACAGCCCTAGCGTAAACAGCCTCCCTTTTCCTCAGCTTACCGCCAATGTCATAACCTACCTCTTTGTCAATTAGTTTTTTTATAACCTCCAACTTGTGACTCATAAATCTCTACTATTACTTTTATAAATATCTCCTTACTTACTTCCTTATACTTATTCGCATCATCAAACAAATAGGTTGTCTTAGAGGAATCCTCAGTGACCTCAGAGTGTTCCTTGAACTTCTGATCCATTAACTCCTCAATAAACCGCATCCCTAAATGAATGCCGTGACAAACCTGATAATCCTCCTTCTGCTCGAACTCCTTTAATACATCATCAAAGATATCGAAATCATTAGCAATAAGCCAAACCATCAGCGTAGTGACGTAGCTGTAATGGACCACATCATCTATCGGGGCGTTGTTATAAATATCCCTTAACCACATAGTTCTTTAGCTTATCCGCTGAGTCCTCAGAGCAGTAATACTCCTTGAATATGTCAATG